GTCCACGTGCCTAAACCGTCCATTTTGGCGGGTTCGGCGCAGATCGTAAAACCCCCAAAACGGGCCAAAATCGCCGTTTCCCGTGATCCACTTCGCCGAAAAAGATCATCAACGACATGATGCAAATAAGCACAATGCTTATTAAGGGGTGGTTCGACGGCTCGCACCTTCCAGGCCTGGAACCCTCCGAGCTCGGCAGCCCGCCGAGTCATCATATATAAGCATAGTGCAAAACAAGCATGATGCAGGTAAGCACAATGCTTATATACCAGCTTTCGACATGAGCGACGTGGCCGCCAAAAACCACGCAAAACGCCAGGCAGCTTATCGCTCACCCTCGCAAAAATCGCCTGATAATTTTTTTTCGGGCAATTTTTTTTCTGAGGCATTTTTTAGCTCCCACGTTTTTATTTGCTTTTCACCGGCTGGCGCATCCCTCGAAAGAAACCTCTCGTCTTTCTTGAGCTTCGCCACAATCCCTCGAACCCCTGGTGTCCTCCCTCCCACCTTGTCGAATAACAAATCCTTGATCCGGCTCACCTCAAGCCTCCCATGCACTTCCAGAATCTCAGCGATGTAGTCCTGTATTGGCTTCTTCATCACCAAAGCCCCACAAACTTTCCAGGTTTCGGCCTTCCACTTGGCTTCTCCTTCCCAGCTTTCGACCAGCCCGACCCATTCGCCTTCCCGACGGCCACAGGCGCAGCTCCACCATCCCTGTGCGAAAAGCAATCAACGGCATGAGCAAGAGCCATTGTCGTGTCGTTGTGCTTACCCAGATCGACAATATCCCCACCTTTCCACACATGACATTCCAGCTCGTCAAGCATCACGTCAATGACCCGCCTGGTTTCATGGTTTCCGTACGGGAACACCACCTTACCCTGCTCGAACCAGACCCTCAAGCGATTCAACAACGCTTGCTTCAACGCCTTATTGCTGACCTTGCTCGGACGATAATCAACGACCGCCCCCATCTGGGAAATCAAAGACTCGTAAAGCTGCTGAAAACCCGAACTTTCCGCAGATAACGTCGCATTTCCATAAATCTTGCACCATTCGACCAATTTTTCTGCTTGCTTCGTCGGGGGAAAATCGTTCCTTCTCCACACATTGACGACGTGCAAATAGCCTTCCTCATCCTGTCGAACAACGACGGCCACCGAATAATCCTGTCCTAATCCGTGAGCAGGGTCGAACCCAATGACATAGCGACCGCCATGATCCTTGCTGAAGCTCAAGCCCACGTTCAAATCAAGGTTCTTCCTCGTATGCGCCCTCGGATAAGCTGCTGAATCATCGTCCATCACTTTGCACAGGTATTCTTGAGCAAACGCCAGGTCGCCCATAGCCCCCTTCTGTTCCATGATGAACGCCATGCTTCGTTGTTCAGGCCAAAGAACCACCGGCTCAACGGCCCCCGCACTTGCTCGCCATTCATCCCAATTGGGAATCGCCGACCACGTGCCGCTTTTCCAAGCTTCATTCGACAACATTTCCGTGTGATACAGATCAACCGCTGACATCGGCGTACCAACACAATACAGGCTCGTTCCAGGACTCAGCATCGGTGTCACCACCTTCTTCAGCCAATCCCTCACGGTGTCCATCGGCGTGTCGCCCATGTCCGTCAAGACATCATCCAAAGCGATACAAGCTGGATGCTCACCACGCATAGCGGCCCCCATGCCCGTTGCCTTGATCCATGAGCCATTCGTGAGCCTCAGTTCAAACTTCCCGCCCCGTTTATCGTCAATGAATTGCCGCAATTCGGGGTGTCGGGTCAAATCCTCCCTGATTTCATTCAACCGGTTGCTGGCCGTGTCCTTCGAGGCCGAAAAAAGCCAACAGGTGAACGGTTTATCACGCCACTTGTCGAACAACAAGTGATGAAGCAGCTTCACACGTAGCGTCGTGGACTTTGAATGATCCCTGGGCGCAATAATGCAAACCCTGTGAACCTGTGCGCCCTTCCTGTCGCCGTAAAGCTCCAACCAATCATCAATGTGTGCGCCTCTGGTATAGCCCAACCATTCGTAAAAATAGCCGACATCACCTCTGGAACGCTCCAGGGCGAAGCCTTTCATGCCGTGGCCCCCTTCACTTCGAGCGTCAATTCTTGTTCGAGGTTCTCGCGGTCATACAAATATACCGTGTTCGCTTCTTCATCAACCTCTCCGACTTCCCACAGGAAGCCTTCAATCGGCACAGTCACTACAAGCTCGCACCCACATTGGTTGCAGAATAAAATCAAGTCTCCGAGCTGCCGGTTTTGCTTACCGACTTCCCATCGGTGGCTCTCCCAACCGCCTTCGCAATCCATAAACAGACTACGCAAACCCGTTTAATCAAGGTTCGTCCTCTTCAAACGGGCAATAGAGCAACACATAGTTCGGACATTTGCTACAAGTCCCATTCGAGACAATGCCTTCGCCTTCAACACCACAGTCCTCAAACGTATGATCGCCGCCCCAGATAATGTCGCCACCGCATACACACTTCATCATTCATCACCTCCTTTTCTAAACCAGGCTGAAGCCCACTTTCGATAGCAAGCTCGGCAAAATTGATGGATGCCCGATTCGATGTCCACATAACCACCGCATTTGTCGAAATTGATGCAGCAAGCAAACCCTTCATCTGGGTCGCCTTCGGGCCATTCATCAGTCACAATTGTCCCAGACTCATTCTCCATGACGTTCACCTTGAAATATCGCCAGCCTTTAACTCATCACATGGCCGATGATGCCGTTCTCCTGATCCTCCAGAATCACGGTGAACGCCTCACCAGCATTGAGTCCGACGTGCATGATATACGCAGAGGCATTGAGGACATAAAGCATAGCCCAATTTTCACCCTCGAAGCCTATGTTCGGCGAAAGGTCGCCCAAACAGGAGGCGTTATCGGACTCGTCCTCGTTGGCCTCATGGCCTTGATGCAATAGACACCTTGAAGAATCACACACCGCATCAAACCAAACATGGGGATTCGGCGGCGTATTGTCAAAGCGGTTCTCGGCTCCCGCAACGACGACATTCCTTCAGCTCCTGTTTCACCTCGCGCCGCCGTTTCCCCACCCCCTTCTTTTGCAGCCATAGCCGGTCTGTCCGACATCATGGAGGACACCAACAAGCTGCGGCTTGATGCGAACTACGACAACGAGTTCGACATTTTCGATGCTATGGTTGAACTTGACCCCGAACTCAACGGAGCAGTCCGATCCGTGTCGCTTACCGCCAACAATTATTTCATTGACTACCGCAAGGCCAAGAACGCTCAAATCCGAAGTGCAATCAAAGAGCTGGTGGAGGAACGTCTTGACTTTGACGATCTTCTCATCGCAACCATGCGTGACCTCATGGTGTACGGGAATAGCGTCAATAAGCTGGTTGGTCGGGCTGGTGAGGGGATCACCAAGGTTCAGTCTCTCCCCATTAAGCAAATCACCATCACCGACGACAGAGAACCCCTCGAAGTCGGCTATTCAGGCGTGTACGCCACCAAGGACAATCCGATCATGGAGGCCAAGTTCTATCGCTTCCGTGAGCAAATGGTGGATATGCAGACCTTCCCTGCTGACGAAATCCTTCACTTCAAGCTTGATGCTCGCTCGAACTGGTATCAAGACTACCTGGGCCGTTGGACATACGGCGTATGGGGTGCATCTCGCTTTACCTCGCTCAAGCAAGCTATTCGAGCCAAATACAACACCATAAACAACCGCCTGGCCCTTCAAGACGCTCTCACCCGCCAATACATCAAAATCGGTAAAGAGGCTATCGAAGGCATCCCAGACCCCGAAGAGGCCAAAGACAGGCTTTCACACATCATGCAACAAGTCGGTTCCCTTATGGAGAACCTTCGTGCAGACCAAATCCCCATCCTCCCCCACTATGTCGAAATGCACCACGTTGATTTGTCGAATAGCATCCCCGACGATACGAACTTCCTTGACTCCATCAACGCTGACATTTCAGCCGTTCTCAACGTTCCCAGGGTCGCCGCAGGTCAAGAGCGAGGTTCAACCTTCGCAGCCACTTACAACGCTAACCTGTGGTCTGTTATGTCCATTGAACGGCTACAAACCATCGTGGCTGAAAAAATCCAACACCTCTTCTCCGACCACCTCGAACTGATGGGCGTTCCTCACAAAATGGCTGACCTCCCACCTCTCACCTTTGAGCCGGTGGATCAGGAGTCGCCACTTCACAAAATGCAACGAGCCAAGCTCGGTGTTGAATCCGGTGTTATCACGGTCAATGAGGCAAGGGAGCTTAACGACCTACAACCTCTTCCCGAAGGCAACGAATTGAAACCACCAAAGAAAGGCGGTGCAAACCCAGAGATGCCTCGGCCTGGCGAGGTAACCCAGGACGTGAAACCGTGATAGTGAGGTTGAAGCAAGCATGGGACAGGATGAAACAAACGATGCTCTCACTTGCCCTAACACTCCGCAAAAGTGCCTAACGCTTTACACAAAGATAACTGAAATGTGCTTCAAATGCAAACTTGAACAAGCAAGAAATTGGAGCAAGCCGTATTGAGGGAATGACATGAGCGAGGAAGACCCCCTGCAAAATCACCGTTTAGACCGGTTGGAGGAAGCCTTCACCAAAATGGCTGAAGCCCAAGCCGAGCGAGACAGGCAAATGTCGTCGCTGACCGGTGCGCTCGAAGTGCAAAACCAAGTCTTGAACAACGGCTTCGATTTGATGAAGAAGCTGGCCGGAGCCATCATCGGTGTCCTGTCTGTTGTTATCGGCGGAACGCAGGTGATGTGAAATGGGAAAGAAGGATAGTGTGAACGACCGTATGGTAAAGTGGACTTCACTACCAGCAATTTACCTGTGGATTGCTGCCTCTGGAACGGTCATTTTCTATGGGATTTTCAAGCCGGACATTGTTCTCCCTTCTGTTGAAGCGTTCATCGCTCTTATCGCTATCATCGGCACACAAGCCTCCAAGTCCTACGACAACATTTTGGAGCTTTGGAAGGCCGAGCAAACAGTCGAAACCGAGCTGCACCCCGAAGTCATTCGTAGCCAGCAAAAGGTCATGGAGAAAAAAGCAGAGCATGACCGCCTTTTGGCCGTTAAAGAGCAAGAACACCTGCAAATGCTCGCTATGAAACAACAAGAACATGAGCATTCTCTCGCCCATGAGCGACAACGTGCCGAACTCGGTGAATCTCACGCTCACGGAGAGGAATGAAATGCCTGAACCAACACCAAATGAAAGTCGCAAGTCTTTCATGCAACGTTGCATGGCTGACGATAAAATGACAGAGCAGTTTCCAGAGCGTGATCAGCGATACGCCGTGTGCAATTCCTACGCTGACAAATCGGCTGAATATGCTCTTGATCCAGAAAAAGGTGATAGGCCCACCGAGGTTGGGGATGGAATGTCGGGTATGATCGCAACGGACGATGGCTATTCTGGGAGGGCCGATGAATCCGTTGAAACGACCACCAGGCTCGACACCGTGATTATTCAAGCATCAAAATACGGAACGTTGGTTCTTGATTTTGAAACCGTTGAGGCTCTGCAATACGGGCGACCAGGCAAGAATGACCCACGAAAGACCCCAGCCAAGCCCAGCGAGCGTCGAAAGGGGTCAAAGAAAAACAAACCTGGTTCAGCTAAGAAACCCAATAAGGGCATCAAGGTTTCACCAGAAACACGCGCCCGTTTGAGCAAAATGGTTCGTGAACACAACGCCAAAGGTAAAGGAAGCAAGGCAAGTCTCGGAAGAGTCCTGTCGGTATATCGTCGTGGTGCTGGTGCTTTCAGTCGTAGTCATGCTCCCAATATGTCAAGAGGCGGGTGGGGTATCGCACGTGTCAAAGCATTCCTTTACCTTCTTCGCAACGGTCGCCCCTCGAATCCAAACTACAAACAGGACAACGACCTTCTCCCGAAGTCCCACCCACGTTCAACAAAGAAAGCATCCGTTCAAGCTGGGATGGAGGATTACATCTATTCAACACCTGAAGGCGCACGAAAAAAGTCCCATCAAATCGGATTCAACGGCGAAATCCATAGCGACCGTATGGCTGATGGGACGATGATGTATTTCCCAGGCCCAGACGAAAAGACCTTTCAACGCTGGTTTGACAAGAATGACTCGCATGAAGCCTTCGACCTTGAGTTTGCTTTCGAGGCCGCAGAATATCAAGGTCGAAAGGTCACGCTGAACAAACCCTTCCGTATGCCTAAAGGGAACTCAAAGAAGTTCGGTGTCTATACCAAGAATGACAAAGGCAACGTGGTTATCGTGCGCTTTGGCGACCCCAACATGGAAATCCGCCGTGATGATCCACAGGCTCGAAAGAACTTCCGTAGCCGCCATAACTGCGATAACCCTGGACCAAAATGGAAAGCCCGATATTGGTCTTGTTATCAATGGAGAGGCGGCTCAAAGGTTCAAGGGAATGAGAACGGTGAACCTATGACTGATGCTATCGGGAACATTGAAGAATCGTGGGAGGGGTGGGTTTTCTATGATTGACGACTGCGGGTGTGGTTGTGATGGCGATTGTGGCTCTTTTGTTCAAGCTGCTGAACATGAGATGTTCAAGACTCCCCAAGAAGCCATGAAGCGAGCAAGGGAGCTTGGTTGCGATACCGTTCACACCCACCGTCAAGGCGACCAAACCATGTTCATGCCGTGTTCTGGAATGAAGGAATACGAAGAAAAAATGTCCGAGAAGAAAGCCTACATGAAGGAAGAGGACATGGAAGCCATGAAGCACGACATGGAAGAGGAAATGGAATCCAAAATGTATGATGATGAGGAAGAAATGACCGCATCGTGTGATGATGCCTGTCCACCAGGCTTTGCTGAAGTCGCTGGACAATGCGTTGCCGTGACCTGTGAGCTTGATATTGAGGACGTGAAGGTTATTGTCGAAGCATCCTCTGGAATGTCCGTGATCCGTATGTCGGGTATCGCCTTCACTTCAGGCTACAACAAGAACGGCTGGAAAATCACCAGCAAAGGGGCCAGCGAACTCAAGGACAAAATGATCGGAGCTGACATCACCCTCAACCACCCAGCAACCAAAGGTGGCCGATTCACTCGAAACATGACCGGTGGTGTTGATGAAGCCGTAGTCGGTGTTGTCACCGACGCATCCTACGATGAGGACGACGAAGGCTACAAGGTTCGATTCACCGGTGAAGTGTATCGTGAAGAATTGTTTGCAGCTCTTGAGTCTGGACTATGGCTTCGAGCTGGCTACGGTGTCTCCATCGGCGGCACAGGTATTCCCATCGCAACCGAAGAGGATGAGAAGGGTCGGATGAGAATGACGTTTGAATCCGACTTTGAGTTTGATCACCTCGCCATTGTTCACAAACCAGCGTATAGCGGGGCTAAAATCGAATCTGTTGAAAGAGTCCAGCGAGAAATTGAGGCATCGGAAGAAACCTCACCATTGATATATCGCAACGACGATAGCACCAATCACCCAAAGAACGTGGAGGCAACCGAAATGTCCGAAGAACACACCACCGTCGCAGCCAGCGAAGATGAAATGCTGGCCTTGAAAGAAAAGCTGGTCTTGGCCGAAGCTGCAATCGCAGCATTCGAGGCTGAAAAGGCTGAAGCCGCAGAATCCAACCGACTCGAACTTGTGCAGAAGGCCAGCGAAATCGGCCTCTCTGGTGTGGACGACTTTTCCTCCGAGATGTTGGAGCGTGTGATTGCTTCTTGGGAAGCTTCCCGTCCAGCACCAAAGGAACTCGCCCCAGCCACCCCAGCAGCTCAAGAAGCTGTCGTGGAAGCCAGCGAAGCACCAAAGCAAGCTCTCGTCGCCAACTACCTGAACGGCGAACTCGTCGAATCCGAAGAAACCACTTACGAGAAGGCTTGGAACGCCTGGGCCTCGGCTTGGAACGGCAACCTCTCTTCGATTGACAAGGATCAATTGAAAGCACCCACCTACAAAGAAGCAAAGGAGATGATTTGAAATGACCCTCGGAGCAAGCGACCTACGAAACTACACCGTTAAGGATGCCGTGACTGTTGCTCGCGGCGAACTTTTGACAATCCAGACCTCGGACGGCAAGGTGGACTTGACCGCCCTTACCGAAGTCTGTCATCTCGTCGCTCTGGATGAGTCCAGCCGTGACGCAGACAACGCTCTCGAAACCGCAAGCGCAACCGTGACGGCCATCCCCGTTGGCGGCGTTTGCATGGTCGCCGCAACCGGAGGCCAAAGCTGGACGGCTGCTGACATCATTTACGTCGGAGCTGACGGCCTCGCAACGGCTACGGCTGGCTCGAACAAGAAACTCGGTATCTATCTGGGTGCAGCGGTGACAACCAACACCACCGATCTTTACCCTGTGAACACCCTAAGCGCAGAACAGGCTTGATGAAAAAAAGGAGATGAAAAATATGGCTACAATGAACCTCGGACAAATCCTCGGACAGAACGTGAAAGCTGATGCGGCAGTCGATCCAACGGACGGCCCCTTCGGAAAAGGCGATTCAGTCCTTCAACAAACCCTGCGTGACTTCATCCAGCTTCAATCCACCACGATTGCAGTCGGTACGAAAGTGGTCGGCCTTCGCACCGTTCCCTGGATGACCTACAAGTGGTTCACCGGCGCAGAGGGCAGCTTCACCTTCCCTCTGGACGACAACGCCGTGGTTGATTCAACCAGCATCGGTACGGCCAACTACACGGTCGTTCTTGAGAAGGGTCAAGGTCGCACCGTTTTCCTTGACTCGGTTCGCCTTCGAGGTGAGCGTTTCGAGACTCTGGACCGCCAGCAACTCGCCATCGTGACGGCCCGCGCCTCCACGATTGACAACCACATTCTTTCCAAGCTGCATGGTGGAGCTGGACAAAGCCAAGCCGTGACCTCTGGTGTCTGGACGGGATCAAGCAACGATGCAGAGCGTGATGTCCTCTTGACGATGGACAAAATCTTCGAGAACGCCCGAACCACCGGCGACGAAGCATTGGCTCTCATCCTCCCTTCGACCTGCCGAAGCACCTTGCTGAACACCAGCCTTTACGGGAACGTCATTGAATCCCTTGAAACGCACTTGGGCCGCATCGCCAACTTGAGCATCCTTTACACTCGCGACCACGGCAGCGGAAACGCCATCGGTCTTGACGGTGTTATGCTCATCCCAGGCGCACAGACGGCTGAGTTTTTCCAATACAACGGCCCAGGCTACATGGAGACTGAAATCACCCGCATCGAAGGCGTTGGCTACTCCTACCTTCTCACCTCCTACATGGGAACGGTGGTTCACCAGCACCAAGACGGCGCATCCTCTGGACTCTCGAACCGCATCGCCAAGATCACCGGCGTTATCGCTTGATTCTGGGGTGTCCCAGAATGGTTCGCAGGGCTGATTTGCTCAACAAGGACAAGCGAGGCCGTCTTACGGCTCAAGCTGCACCCGTCGAAGAGGAACCAGCACCAGAAGTCGTTGATGAAGTCATTGACCTCGAATCCCTTTCATTCAATGAGCTTCGTGCTTTGTGCAAGGAACGTGGCCTACCAGCTACGGGAACAAAGCTCGAACTCATCGCCAAGTTAAGTGATAGTGAAGAAGGCGAAGAAAATGACGAGGAAAGCGAATAAAGCGGCATTGGTGAAGGAACTTCGTGAGAAGGGCATTCCTATCCCAGACAAACCTACGGTCGAAAACCTCACCGCCCGTTTGAACTGGCTTGGCGGCAAAGGTTGGGTTCTGCGACGATTCAAAGCGCATCCTGATCCAAAGCACCCAGCGAACCTTCTCGAACATGGTGTCCTCACCTACGTTCCCAATTCTGCCTTCGCTGAAAAAATTGTTAAGTCGGGACGGGTTATGATTGTAGCAAGGACACCGCTTCCCTGGGACGGTGTGCCTATCCTTGAACCAAAACCGGAGGATGAGGAAGAATGACCGTCACCACCACCCAGATTCGAGACTTGCTCAACCGTCCTCCAAACCTCGTCGAAGGAACCATCACCGAATACATCACCATGCGTACCGAGGAAGCGAACAAAATCGCTCGAACCAACTCCTACGGCATCGGTGAGGATCACCAAGTGACAACCGCCCAAAAGGAAGAGTTCATCAAAGCCGCAGTCTGCGCTGATGTCCTCGTCGTCCTCATCAGCACCTTGCCTCACCACACCATGCCTGACGCAAGGACAGGAACAGACGACAGGTTTCGCCGACAACTCGAACATTTTCAAGCGAGAGCTGCTGACCTCAAAACCATGATTGCAGAGCCAAACGCAGCAGCCTTCGTCGTTGATTCATCAGCAACGAGGCAAGAGTGATCTAAGTGCCGACCTACTATTGGATTTCAACAACACCAGGGGCTAACGCTTCCGACTTTGCTCAATGGTCTTCAACACCAAGCGGTGCGCCTCTTGGTGGATGGCCTGGTTCAAGCCCTGACGCATCCGACGACTTCGTGTTCGACCACGGCTCAACGGCAGACTGTTCTTGGAACATAGCCGCCGTTCAATCCATCCAACAGTCCCTTGTCACCGCCGAGCTTTACACAGGCATTATCACCTTCGGAACCAACGTGGCTCTCAAAGGACTGATTCTCAACGGTGAAATCACCGACGCTGGGGTAGGTCGCGCCCTTACCTTCTCTGGAACACCTCTCACGGCCCTTGACGACGCTTCGAGCAAGTCAAGGTATGTCCTCAACGGGCAGAAGGCAAAGCATAGCTCTGGATCAACGCTGCTTTACAAAATCCAACCATCATCAACAGACGTTCACTTGGACAACGGGCCGTACAACAAGCTCACCATTGACACCAGCACCATGACGCTTGCCTACAACGTTCCTACGGCCACCACACACGACAACGCCGACGACGGGACTATTCACATCAAAAGCGACTTCGTGGCGACTGCTGGCGGTGGTTTTCTTCGTGATACCGCACCCGACGCATCCGAGGACACCGGCGTTAAAATCAAGTTCGACACAACCAATATCACCTACACAAACGAAATAATGGACTTTGTGATGGCTACGGCGTTCTTCAGGGGCGTTGAAATCCCCACGACAGGAGCGCAGACCTACGGCTCATCAACGGCTGGGTTCACGGCCAAGCACTACGGCCTCGTCGTTTTCGCAACCAGCGACGGGGAACTTAGCACCATCCCCAACGGGTTGCAGCTTGACTGTTATTCACTTGAAATCAAAGCTGGTGCGAGACTACGAGTTCAGTCTGGAAGCGGCATACCGGCGATCATCAAGTCCCAAACACAACCGAAGGTCAACTTACTATGGGGAGGAGAATGTCACGTAGCTTAGAGAACAAAACATTTGCTGTAATAGTATAAAACACTGTCTATAGTGTCTAAT